AGCAGAAATCAGAAGGAAATACTCAATGTACAAAGATGACGAGGTGGAGGATATGTTGGAAAATCCATATAAAACGATGTCTAAAAGTAAAAATAAGAGAACTGCGTTTAAACAGATAATTAGTAGAATATTCACAAAAGGTTTTAGAGAGACTTTTTCATTGGACTCTCTGTCTAAGTTAACTAGAGTATTAAAGAGTAACAATATGGACTGCATTCTTTGCCATGGTAGTTTAAATGATAAGATTATTAAAATCAATAATTATGTAAGAAAAGTCCCTCATGATGAGTTTCTCGTTAGCAAAGAGGCTTTAAGGTCAAATGACAAGGATCTTGTTTCCTCCCAACATGTGTTGGAAAATGATATATATTTTATACCTTACAAAGTGTATATTTTAGATATAATGTCTTCTTCATTAAACAAATTGAAGGGCTCAGAAAATTTTGAAATGTCACCAACTACTGTTTTAAGATGTCAGATTGCCAATTCTTTGGTTTCCAAAACTTATAATTATTTGTCTTCGCATGCAGACAGGTATGATTTTTTCTCAAACAATCTGTTTTTTCAAAAGATAAAGATTAGATCAGACGACATTTCTTCATCGATACCTAGTTTAATATCGTCACTCTACTACCTCGATCCAAAATTTGCTAAGGAGTCATTCCCTGATTATGAACTACTATTTGAAAGTAGAAAGAATGATTTTAATTTAATATTTGGAATTTGGGATGCTGACAAAAAGATTTCCTCCAAAGGCCTAAATTCTCTGGAAATTTTAAAGATGATAAAAGAATTGTCATCAAAAAGTATAATTATGTGTACCAAAGGAAAAGAAGTAGATGTAGAAATCCAATTAGCTAGAAGTCTGGAGCGTAATGTCGTATATAAATTTGATACATTAAATTCCTCCTCATTTTCTCTCGTGAAGAATTTTTTTCAAAATGAATCAGGGTACTCTTCTTCAGATATTATAATCATATCCAAATCATATGGTGTCTTGTCAAGGCTATATCCTCATAAAATACCCAGTCTTATAAGCTTAATAGATGATAGAAAAGTTCCTGAGTTTAATAGCGATTTTATAAACACCTCAGGATCTAAGTCAGACTGTTTCTCATACTTGTACTTTTACTCTGTTATTAAACCTGTTCCTAACATAAGCTCCTCTTTACAGATGTTCTGTAAGAAACACCTAGCCTTAAACTATTATAGTATCTCTAGACCAAACATTGAAGATGGTCAGCGAGTGGGAACCCTTTCAGAGGTATACAACTCTCAGGGAAAAAATATGACCTTTAACTTAACATTTGGCAGAAAAGGGGGAAACCTTTTTTGGGTTAACTTGAATAATTCACATTCGATAAAGGAATTTAAAGATTGTCTTAAAATATTCTGTATAAGGAATAGTGTAAGCATAACATGGGATAGTAAGACAACCTTTGTCAGAGATGATATTTCAAGAAAAGTTATACTCTCTAAAGAAAACACACAAAACATTGATGGCGTAACCTGGAGTTTGCAAGACAAAAATGATATACTAGAATCCGGTACAAGAAATGCTTGGTTCCTAAAATATATGGACAAAGCTACATATTCAAATTTCAAAAAAGTTAAATACTCAAATTTAAGAATGACACATGACACATATTCGTTAGTGTCAGGGGATATAAACATTTACAGCCCTAGTTTGAAGTTCTCTGATTTATCAGACATTATCAGAGGGAAGAAGACGTTAAGCGATTTTAATACCATTTTTGGCACTAATCTCTTCTCGAGAGGGAAGGATCTTCCTGAAAATATAGTCTCAGAATTAGGAGATCATTTGGCACCATTTATAAAAATGTGCAAAAGCTCTATTCAAGAGAGATTTAGAGTTGAAGACATACCTGATAAGGGGAACAAGTTAGGAATACAATCATTGAAATATAAACATGGAGATAAAGAATACTGTAACAAAGAATTAATACAACAAAGTCCTATATTCGACAAAATAAAGTCCTTATTAATGATGGACTCCCATATTTTAAATAAATTAGAGATGATTTCAACAATAATATATAAAAAGAAAAA